ATACTTAAAAAACATTTACATAATTATATTAATGGTGTGCAGGCTACAAGTCACAACTCATTTAAAAATGGTGGAGTATTAAAAGACGATAAGTATGCATACTTTGTGTATGATATATTCTATGAAGATTTAAAAAGTAATGAATGGAGATATGATACTGCAAGAACTTCCATAATGATAGAAAGACAATTATTTAAAAATGAAGATAAAGCGAAACAAGCAATTTTTGATTGTCAAAAAAGATTTCCTGGTAAAGATAAAGATGGAGAATATTATCCAGGACTAAGAGGAATTGTACGAATACCATTATCTGATTTTGAAAATGAAAAAGAAATAGAAGAGAGTATTGAATTTAATAATGAAGAAGATGTTATATAAATTCTATGGACCTCCAGGAACAGGTAAGACTCACAGATTAATAAGCCGGGCTAAAGCATACGCTAGAATAGGAACACCACTTCACAAGATAGGTTACTTTGCATTTACTAGAAAAGCTGCAAAGGAAGCAAAAGAAAGAATGCCGGCAGAGGATAAGAAACTAACCTATTTTCAAACGCTGCATTCATTTTGCTTTAACTATCTAGGACTTAAGGAGGAACAAGTAATGCAACCATATCATTATGAAGATTTAGGAAAAAAATTAGGAATAAAAGTTAAGTACATAGATAAATATAATAAAGAAGAGATTCATTATTTAACTTGTGACAATCCATATTTTCAAATGATTGGAAGAGCTATCAACCGAGACGTAGATATCAGAAAAGAATTTGATAGAAATGAACATAATTCAAAAGAAATAAAATGGACAACTTTAAAACATATTCACCACAATTTTGAAATTTATAAAGACAAACACAAACTCTATGATTTTAATGATATGATTAGAAAAGTAATTAAGGACCCTTCTGGTATTCCACAATTTAAAGCAATCTTTATTGATGAAGCACAAGATTTATCTCCTCTACAGTGGAAACTTTATGACTGTTTAAAATCTGTTTCAGAAGATGTTTATCTTGCAGGGGATGATGATCAGGCTATTTTTGCGTGGGCAGGTGCCGACGTTAAACGATTTATTAAAGAACCTGCCAAAGAAAAAGTTTTAAAATTTTCTAAAAGAATTTCTAAAGCTGTACAAGAACAATCTGAAATATGTGTAGAAAGAATTTTAGGAATGAGAAAGAATAAAAAATATTTTGCACGAGACTTTGTTGGTAGGACAGAACTTATTAATAATTTAAATCAAATAAATTTAAAAAAAGGTAAGTGGTTAATACTAGCTAGAACTATTTCAAGATTAATGAAAATAGATAAAGAACTTAGAAAAAAGAATTTATATTTTGAAAGCAATAAAGGTAAGAGTTATAGAGTAAGACTTTATAAAGCAGCTACTGCTTATACTGATTGGACTAAGGGAAAGACACTAGAGGAAAAAGAACTTAAAGATGTAGCTGAATTTATTTTACGTGACGAAATAATGGATGTTCACAAACCTTGGTATGATGCATTTACTCAAGCGGATGTGAAAGAAAAAGATTATATAAGAGGACTCTTAGAAAATAATGAAAAACTAAATGAACCTGCTCGCATATGGATCTCCACTATTCACGCAATAAAAGGAGGCGAAGAAGATAACGTTATACTTTGTTTAGATATGGGAGATAAAATAAATAAAGCAATAAAAAGGAGTCAAGATAAAATGGACGAAGAACACAGAGTGTGGTATGTAGCCACCACAAGAGCAAGAAATAATTTATTTAAATTAAAAGCAAGAATTAAAAGGAAAGGATATAAATTATGAATGACTTTTTAGAAGAAGCCGAGAAAGAAAAGAAAACACTAGAAGAATCTTATCAAGAATCAAAACGACAAACAGAAGAACGAAGATTGAATGCTCTACAAAAAGAGAATGAAGAACTGAAGGCCGAACTCGCTCGAGAGAAAGAGGATCATCAGTATGATAATCTGGTTCATAAAAAAGAAGTAGAGTCTTTAAAAAATCCAATTCATAATTTAAGAAAAAAAGGATTAATGTAATGCTTAAAGGATCAGTTTGGAATAAACAACACGGTGGGTCTCATTATCAGAAATTTAAAATTCAACCTAGCAAATTTGTAGTTGAGAATGAATTGCTTTTCCCAGAAGGATGCGCTATAAAATACATCTGTCGTCACAGACTGAAAGGAAAAAAGGAAGACATATTGAAAGCTATTCACTTTTTAGAAATGATTCTTGAGAGAGACTATAAATGTTAGTTCCCCAGACCGAGTGGGTGGAACCTACAGAATTTCCAGACTTAAGACAGTGTGATGAAATTGCAATAGACTTAGAAACAAGAGATCCAGATTTAAAATCTAAAGGATCAGGTTCTGTTATACGCAATGGTGAAGTTGTTGGAATTGCTGTAGCTGTAGATGGTTGGAAAGGATATTATCCAATAGCACACGGAACAGGTCCTAATCTGAATCGTAAACAAGTATTAACCTGGTTTGAAGATCTTTTAAAATGTCCGGCTACTAAAATATTTCATAATGCTATGTATGACGTATGTTGGATTAGATCATTAGGATTAAAAATTAATGGTTTAATTGTGGACACAATGATTGCGTGCTCTCTAATAGATGAGAATAGATTTTCATATACATTAAATACTTTATCCTGGGTATATTTAAACCGTGGAAAAAATGAAAAAACTTTAAATGAAGCGGCTAAGTCCAGAGGATTAGATCCTAAAAAAGATATGTGGAGACTACCTGCAATGGAAGTTGGATCATATGCAGAACAAGATGCTCAATTAACTCTTGAATTATGGCAACGTGTAAAACAAATTATTATTGAGAATGACTTACAGGATATTTTTAATCTTGAGACCGATCTTTTTCCTTGTCTTGTTGATATGAAGTTTCTTGGGGTAAGAGTAGACGTTCAAAAAGCTCATACACTAAAGCGAAAGCTAGAAATAGAAGAAGAAATGTTACTCCACAAAATAAAAAAAGAAACAGGCCAAGACATTCAATTAATGGCTGCCCGGTCCATCTCCAAACTTTTTGACAAATTAAAATTACCTTATGATAGAACTCTAAAATCAAAAGAACCTTCCTTTACTAAAAACTTTTTGACAAATCACGAACATCCTGTAGTTCAGATGATAGCAGAAGCTAGAAAAATAAACAAGGTTAGAACAACTTTTATAGATTCTATAATACGATTCGAACATAAAAGTAGAATCCACGCAGATATAAATCAAATTAGATCAGACGATGGAGGAACGGTAACTGGAAGATTTTCATATTCAAATCCAAATTTACAACAGATTCCTGCACGAGATCCAAAAATAGGACCATTAATAAGAAGTTTATTCTTACCGGAACACGGTTGTACGTGGGGATGTTTTGACTACTCGCAACAGGAACCAAGATTAGTTGCACATTATGCTTTAAAACTGGATTTACCTTCGGTTAATCCAATCGCTGATGCATATGACACAGACACCAGCACAGACTTTCACCAAATTGTAGCCGATATGGCTGACATACCTAGATCACAAGCCAAAACTATTAATCTTGGTTTATTTTATGGAATGGGAAAAGCAAAACTTCAAGCGGAGCTTGGAGTATCAAAAGAAAAAGCTGATGAATTATTCAGACAGTACCATAATAAAGTTCCATTCATAAAACAATTAACAAATAAAGTTATGAGTGTTGCACAAGATCGGGGGCAAATAAAAACATTGTTAGGTCGTAAATGTAGATTTCCTAAGTATGAACCCATACTAAGAGGAACAGACTGGGGAACATATGTCAGAGCTGAGGACAAAGAAAGAATGTTGGAACTGCAGGAAATGGGCGAATTTTTAAAAGATGAAGAGGGAAAAATTTTAGATGATGCCAAAGGAAAACCCCTAAAAAATTATTGGCATAAAAATACTTCCCGAAGAGCCTTTACTTATAAAGCCTTAAATAAACTGATTCAAGGATCAGCTGCAGATATGACAAAGAAAGCTATGCTAGAGTTACATAAAGAAGGTATTGTTCCCCATATACAAGTACACGATGAACTAGATATCTCTATTCCTATTCACGGAACAGCTAAAAAAGTTATTCGTATAATGAGAGAGTGCGTGGATCTAGAAGTACCTAATAAAGTTGATTATGAACGGGGTCCGAATTGGGGTCAAATTTTTTAAGCTATGTTGTATCAGGCATCAGGCGACAAAGTTTATGCCTACGAGAAATTTCTCTCTCCTGCTGAATGCGATAGGTATTATAAAAAAATAAAAGACTTAGGACATCACGAAGAACCCCAACCCTGGGATATACGAACCAAAGAACTAACAGACGATCCAATTGTAAAAAAAGTTCAATCTTTTATTAGAGGAAAACTAAGATTAAATTTAAAAATAAACAGTTGTCAATTACAAAATTGG